ATATATATTTTGCGTCTCCAGATCAATTGAACGACCCATTCGAAGGCTATCGCGAACTATTCTTTTCGGGTGATTCCATTGTATGGCGTCAGCTGTTCAAGCGCTATATCGCCTGCCTGATAGTGAGGAACTACCAATACCTAGCCGGCTTTGAACTTAATCAAAAAGACTTTCCAGACGTGTACGACCTAAGCATCCTGCCGCCGGAGGTTAGCGAGCCAGGAAAAGAAGTAATCGCTACCTTTCTTTTAAACAGAAACATTCAGCGGCACATTGAGTTCTTAGCGCGCAAGGAAAGAAGAGTTACAAAAGAAGAGCTGACCGTACACTTAAGCAGTATTCAGGTGTACGCAATGAAACTTGTGGCAAAACTATATATTCAGGTCGGCGTAAAACCAGTAGATACCAAATTAAAGGATATGGATGAATCTCGTAGCCTCGAGGCTTCATCCGCATTGCTTTCAGTATGCGGAGAAGGGGATAAGGGAGAGATAAACGCAGCCGATGCTATAGGGTACACAGTAGCCTTATATATGGCAGAAACTGAACTTTTCATTTCAAATTACAACTCTTACAAAGAGGAGTCGAAAAACATAAAATGGCGCAGGCTCGTTCATAGTTTTATCGCGCAATTTGTAGAGAGTTTAAAAAAATTAAGTCATAGGGAGTGGTATACCGCATGCTTCATGGAGAGCTGCAGTAACTCATCCATTTGGGGAACCTACGGTGACAACCACAAGGGCATCTGCTTAAGATTTAAGACTGATAAGACTGGAGGCAAGGCGCAGTTGTCCTTCAACATGCCTGTCGCACTATCATCCAGTGGATCAATCTGGGAACATGCAAAACTGGCGTTTGAGAAGGTAAACTACGTAACTGAAACAAGTGATCTTGATTTTTTCAGATCGATTGGCATATACCCCAGAAATACATTATTGAAAAATTGGTACTTGAGTGATAGCGGCCAGCGAAGCACATGCTATTCGGCCCTAGACAATCAGGAAGAGTGGATAGAGAATTACTGGAGAAGCAGGCAGTTAAGCATTACTAGCAAAATGCAGGACTGGAAAAATGAAAGTGAATACCGGTTAATCTTGCAAAACGGAATGCCTGACTATGACGAGTTCAAAAATAGATGTTTGAAATATGATTTTGAATCACTTGAAGGGATAATTTTCGGCATTCGAACGCCAGAAGTTGAGAAATACAAAATCATTCAAGTGATCGAAAATCTTTGTGACAAATACAAAAGATCCGAGTTTAATATCTATCAAGCACATCACGACGCGTCGACCAAAGAAATTAGTTATCGCTCTCTCGTAAAGGTAAGCTGCGACAACCCCATTTAGTGCCTAATCTACAGGGTGATTTTTTTGACTGTTATTGAGGCAGCTTTGGATTGAGCGGCGCAGGCTTCGAAAGTCGTCGCATTAGCAGGCACTGGAGTTGGGCCATGCGTATGTATAGCGATTTCTGAATTCATCTGGTGCAGCAGGTCGAGCATGTCGCACACCACTTGAAACAGATTCACGCTCCCGGACCCGATCCAGTTTTTCGGCGCCTGCAGCTGCTGGCTGATCCCGGCCACGCTCTTGCGCAAGCCCTGGATTTTCTCCTGCATATCGCCACCCACCGTGGCGTTGTGCTTCTGCCCCACCACCAGGTTCAGGTCGCGGCCGGTGGCTTGGTGCAGATCATCCACCGCCGCCAGACTCGCGAATCCTCCCGACAACAGTTTGAGCGCGCCCAATGCTTCGATCTTCTTGATGCCACCCACGGACTCGGTCGAATGGTCGTCCACCGTCCTGGTGTGGTTCTGGAAGCTCTCGGTGTTGTCCAGGGCTTCGACTTCCCGCTCGATCGCCTTGTCCTGGATCTTGCCATCGGTTTGGCGCAACCAATTGCCGTCGGCGTCGACGCGCTGCTGGCAGGCCTCGCTGTGCTGCCATACCTGATCGCCCTTAGGCACCCGGGGCAGGCTCAGGCCGTGCGGCAGAATTTGCGTGATGAACGGCTTGCTCGGTAGGCCGTAGGCAAAGCTGATCACCACCGTGGTGCCCTCCTCCGGAAAGCCGAACATGCCGGCCTCCTGTCCGCCCATCGGCGCCGGCAGCGGGAGGCCAGTGAGCGTCGGCAGATCCGGATCCGGCTCGCCATCCGGCAGCAGGACTTCGACGTCGACGCCAAAGCGCGGCCGGAAGTCGTCGCACAGCCCGGGCGACGCCGGCGCATCCGGTACCGCGACCACGCGGCCAAAACGCGGCAAGTGGTAACCGCCGCTCAGTTCAGGGAATTGCCGCGCTACGCTGCGCCGGATTGCGTCGTCCATTTGATCGCCATTTGATTGCCGGCAAGGGTCACACTGGTGATCCGCTCGCCCTGGTTGATGGTTGCACCTGGTCGAAGCCCTGGAAGGGGCGCGATCATGGCGCTCTGATTGCCCTGGTAGCCGTCGAACAGTTCGACGGGCAGCTGCAGCGCAAGGCGGGTACCGAAAAAGCTGTCAGCCCAACTGCCTACGAACACCTCGCCGTCGCCCTGCTGCTGCCAGATAAAGTCGGGGATGCTGAACACGCTGGCCAGGCTGTCCATGGCCAGGTAGCCACCTGCCAAGCTGTAGAAGAACGGCGCCTTGACCTTGGCATAAGCCTTGTCCGGGATCCGGAACCCCAACCCGGTCTTGTCGCTGATCTCAGCCAGCACGGCCTGCAGGTCAACGTGTCGCAAGTTCAGCGGCAAGGGATTGGCCAGGATCGAGGCCAGTTCGCGACAGGCCACTAACTGCTGGGTACTGTTAGCAGCGGTCGAGCGCTCGACATAGCCAAGGAAGTGGCGCTGCAGCGTGCGCTCGTTGTAGCCGATATCGAGCGTCACCAAGCCTTTCAGCGCCTCACCAGCCTGCACCGTGAACGTCGCACGGCCCGGGCTTTTTATGTCCAGGCGCACTTCGTCCTTGATCAGCGGGTAGACCTGGCCGGCGATCGTCAAAACCTTATGCAGCTTCATGTTTTCGGCGCCAGGTAGTCGTCCAGCTTCTTGAGGGTCTTTTCAAAGCCGCTCAACTCTTGGCCGTTGCCGGATTCGCCGGCGGCACCCGATCCACCCACCGCCTGGCCAGGTGCTGATTGCGAGCTAACGCCATTCGCTGCCCGTCGCTGCTCGACTTTTTCCGGGTTTGAGGCCTTTTCCGACAGGGTGAACTGCACCAGCCATGCGGCTCGTGTGTCGTCCTCTCGGGCGCTGACACCGTCCGAAAACTGCACCTCGCGGATGCCGAACGCAGCGGCGGTATTGTTGACGATTCGGTACATTTTCAGCTGGCCACCGCCGGCCGTGGCTTCCGCCAGACGCATGATCGTGCGCAGCTGCATCGCGTCGATAAAGGGAATCATCAGCGTGACCGCCAAGGTTTTCGGCTTGAAGCCCTTGTGCGCGGTCTGCGTGTTGCTGGTCTGCCCAGACATGTCGTCGCTCTCGATCCGCAGGTTGGCGGTGATCTTCATGTTCTTGCCCAGGACCTGTTCGCCATCGAGTAGTAGGGTCATAGGCCGACCAACTCCCGGACAAAGCTCAACCCTTCCAAGGATCCGACCAGCAGCACACCGGCGGACAGCACCCATTCATGACCTGGGGCTTCGCCCTCGAGCAGCGATCGGCGCAGCTCGTTGACATCACCGGGGCCGATCAGCCGCGCGCGCATGCTGGTATCAGCGGATCCTCCAGCCAGCAAAGCCTTGAGGTCGTTTAGTTGCTGATCGCGGCCTTGCTGCTGTGCGGCCTTGCGTGTGGCCAGCGCGGCCAGATCGCCCATCGGCGAGCTGTCGGCGGCATAGCTTTCCAGCATCGCCAATTGGCCGGACATAGATTGCTTCGCGGCCTTGACCACGGTGCAGCGCTCGAGGGGTAGCGATTGCCAACGCGGCAATGGGCCGGAGCTGGGGATTTCCCACTTGTCCGTCTCCAGTGTCGACAGGTGTCCGGCACGACGCTCGGTGCGCACCAGGTCAGGAATCGGCAGCAAGGCGTTGAAGCGCGACAGGGTGCTGGCCAACTGGTCGTAGTTGGTACCCAGGAACAACACTGACAACGCATATTGCGGTCCGGTCGGTCGGCCAGTGTCGGAACCATCGATCAGTTTGCCCGCCAGCTGCTGCAGCAGATTTGGGGCAGACAAAAAACGTTGATTGCCCCGTCCTTGGCCGATGCCGCTTTGGAAAGGTGTCACCACCAGACACGCCGGCGCCTCGCCCATCTGCCCCGCCATCGCGGCACGGCCGGCGGCGATCGCGCCTTTGGCGGCGTCACCGACCGGCCCCGGGTTGGTGCTGGTCATACCGTCGAGGCCGGCCAGGCGCTGGGCCGTGCTGGCCAGCTCGGCGCCGGCCAGATCCTTGGCCACGCCCAATCCATCCATCCATTCGGTGGCTTGTTCTGGCCAGCGCATGGTTACCGGTGACCAGGTCATACCGGTGGCGTCCAAGTGATGGCTTTCATCGCCTTCAGATCCTTGTCGTCCAGGGCTTTAGCCAGGGTCTGCCTGAGGCTGTCGGCATGCTGCATGGCGGCCTGTTTGAAGCGCACCAGGTCCTGACTGACCTTTTGCAACTGGGTGATGGTATGCGGTCGAAAGGCTTTCACCTGGTCAACGTCAAAGCAGGGGTAAACGTCATCCATGCCCAGCAGCACCTGACCGTTTAAATCCACCTGGTCATCGATCGCGCTGCTGTAACGGTGCATGTCGCCCAGTGCATCCGAATTGAAACCGCCGGCGATGTACTGGCTGCACGCGGCGCCAATCGCCTGCTGCTTGTTGTCATACAGCGCAGCCAGAACCGCGTCGATATCGTCGACCCATTCGCCGTCCTTCCAGATCTGGTTCGGCCCGGGCTTTTTCAGGGTGAAGCCAGCCGGGAGCGGTTCAAACCCTTCAAGGGTTCGCGGCTCGCCGGTGTCGATGCTGTAAACGACCACACCGCCGAAATAGTCCACCAGCTGCCAGGCTCGGCCATTCCACCAGGCGACTTTGTTTTCCGGGATCGCCGGTGGCGGGGTTTCCACACAGCCACCAGGAATCAGGTACACCCCCGGTTCCAGGGGCGATTCGTAGGCATCCACCGCGCCGATGTACACGCCCAGGTGGTCTGTCTGATAGACGAGTTTGTCAGTCATGATCGATCTCAATACTTGATGCAGAAAAGAAGGGCCAAGTTCTTCGCACGGGTTTCGGTACCGCCGGCAGCGGCGACCGTCAGGGCGTGGGTGTGGTTACCACCGGCCCCAATGCCGACGTTGTGTGCATGGTTACCGGCGGCGCCGATGCCGACGTTATGCGCGTGGTTCCCGGCCCATGACGTTTCGTGCGCACCACCGGACTGTTGAACACTGTTAGCTCCGCCTGAACCTTGGCCGATACCTGGCGCGCTGGGGGCACTATGATTGTGGGAGCCTTGGGCGTCGGTCCAAGCACTGTGGACGTGGTTGCCCTGGGCATCGGTCCAGGCGGTGTGGCTGTGATCACCGACGGCGGCAGCCGTAGCCGTGTGCGCATGGGACTGCAGCATCATGTCTTGGAACGAGCCGAACACACGGCTTGGGTCCAGCCCGCGACCATCGTCCCAGCCCCGGGGGACCAGGCCGCGCATATCAGGCAAGGCGAAGGTATTCACGCCGTCGCCCGCGCCAAACGTTGTACCGATGCGGGCAAAGAGACTGGCGAAGCTAGTGCGGGAAACCACCGCGCCGTTACAGGTCAACCAACCCGTGGGGGCCGCTTTCATCGCGAAAGCAGAAACCATCCCGGTCATCGAATCGCCGACCTGCTGTTGCAACTTGTTCAGCGCGGCGGTGGTGGCCAGGATCTCGCTGCTATTGGTCGCCGGGTCGTCGCTCTTGGCGTTGGGCAAGTTGCCCAGGTCCACGTCTTCTTTC